ATTTGTACTTCTACACGCTTAGGTAAATTTAGCATTTGATTGACTAAAGGCTGCTATGGCTTACCGACCTATCTTTTAAAGTCTGCCTGATATAGTGAAGAGTCTACATCCACCCCCTACACTTGTTTTACGAGTGTCGTAGATACCACTCTAACCTATTATTATGCTAAGAGATTTAATAGGATCATCTCTTAGTGTTAGGCAGCCGCGAGACAGAGTTCGTTCTCGAAAGAAAAGAACTCAGCAACGTTTGTCATGAATGACTTGACTGACTTAACTGCATTAGCAATAGCTTTTGCATTTATGTTTTAATCCGTTTTAAAGTAGCCACAGATTAACTACTGCATGCAATACAAACTCCGACTATGAGTCGAAACCAGTACGCCCCCGAAAATATTTATCAAAGATCATTGAGTGATTTAACACTCTTATTGCTATTAATATATATTATATAGTAGGAAGCTCAAGCAGAAATATAATTGATATTTAAAACAACTCGACGCGGTACAGTTGTGGGTGTATTGCCGGAATGATAGTGTGCTCCGTCGAAACAAACTAATCTATTTTCAACGGGTTCTATTTCCTTCATTACTGTTAGATCTTTGATTGTTTCTTTCAGAAATTCAACACTATCAGTTGTTGGATTAAAATCGTACGTCTCGTTGTAGATAAAGGTATTACCATCTGCGTTGTTTATATAGAGGATAGCGGTTTTGTGAGGATATGAGAGATCGCAATGTGTACCGAATTTATAATTCTCGTCTGCTGCTGTATTCAAAACAAGACGAGCACGCTTTAACTCTGATACTGTTTCTCCAGCAGTTCTAAGAGCTTGTAAAGCGTGGGTATAAATCAACTCACCTACTTCACCGAGCATCCAATTACCACCATAATATACATTACTGAACCAACCATACAAAAAAGGGTTTTCAGGTTGTGATGAACTATTCGCTTTCCGTCCAAAGTACCATGGAACAGAGTTTGATAATATTTCGTTTTGTAATAGTCTAAAGTCGTCAGCGGGTAAGATATTATCAATAATTTTCACTATTAATAATTAAAATCCGATAGTAGTTTTGCAACAATACTATTAAAAGATTCTTTCACCGTCGAAGCTTCAATTTGCTCTCTCGCCTTTGCTAACCCTGTAGTAAGATGTTGTCTTACCTGTTCAACGCTATTAAAGCCATCGGTACGCATTTCAATAGCAATACCGCCTTTATTTCTCCAAGCAGCTATATAAGGTGGAAAGTCATCGATAAGAACATTTGGAGCCCCGTCATCACTTAGAGCATATTCTGCTTTACTTTGTGGGAAGTACATTTCGTCAGGAAGTGGGTTGAGATGTTTGTGTATCCAAATTCTCTTGCCTGCTTCTGAGGCTTTAGAATCAATGCTCGCTGGATGAGAGCAAATGCTATAGCCACCAGCTTCTTTTACTACTGTATCAATAATAGCTTTTGTGAGTTCTCCATTCTTACCAAACGGCTTGAGATTTGCAAAAAAATCTTCAACATTGCCAAAATTATCAACAAAATGCTCTCTATCATACCAAATCTTCTTAGCTTGGCTTTTTTCTTCAGGTGTTAGCTCGTTATAAGGTTTATTAAAAAAACGAGAGCTAATTGCTCCAAATAAATCAGCTAACAAACCATCCATATCAAGAAAAACATTCATGCTGCTTTTCTATGACTCTTCTTCCACCATTTACACCAAGCATTCGGTTTAATATCTCCAGCTACAGCGGAACACTTATTAGGAGACCTCCACATCGTACATTCATCGCAGCGTTGACCCTTTACTGTATGAGCAACATATCCTGCCTTAGCTTTTGAGGCTTTCGCTTTAGCCTCTGTAAGAAGAAAGTCTACTAATTTATTAAAGTTCATTAGTTTATTTATTTGTTAAAACAATTAGAAAACGATAAAGGAAGTATCCGCGAAAGTGCCTATTTACAAATTCTTTCTTAGCGGATAACACGAGTTTATTCTCTGTAACTGCAAACGCTTTTGCCTTTTCTGTTAGGTGTTCTTGAGCTTGATCAGTTGAGACAAAATACCCGCTCCATTTAACGGCATTACGATCAATTACAGGAGTTGAATCAAGAGGAGGAGCGTCTTCTGTATTTGACATAGCTGTAATTATTTAAGCTGTTTGTTATACAGGAATAGCCAACTGTTAAATTATGTCCAAAAGAAATGACGATTTTTGACAAGCTGTGTTAAAATTTCTGTATCCTTATCTTGAATGAGTTGTTCGAGACGATTTACCTCACTATACTTTTCTTCATATGTCTTACCGTCATCTTTCATCTTGAGCATTTTGACTTTACCATTTTCATCGGTCTCACAAGGCTCAAACCACTCCTCGATCGGGCGAAGAGGGGGGTAGGCATTATCCATATCTTTCTCTAATTGTGGACGCTCAATAGTAATATAATCGTACGCTGACTCAAGCCAACGAGCAAACTCTACAGCGTGTTCACCGGTACCTTCCCAATCAGTATTACCGTGAAGATACTCACCCTCGTAAAATCCTTTAATGAACTCAAAGTTTACGATCTCAATAAGAGATGATACGTCAGTCCAGGTACAAGGAATAGCTTTCCTGTAGCGATTGTTCTGTGGATTAAAAATAGGGCGAATCTTCTCGTAGTAGTAGAGGTCAGCCCAACGAGGAACAAAAGGAATAAGCTGCCAGAGCTTTCTTGTACCGAACTTATCCTCTAAGAAGTTATTCAGCTTGCAACGAAATGATTTTTCGTATTTCTCGTAATCAGTAAAATCGCAACGAAGCTTGTGATCACGTGCTTTAAATTTTTCGGGTGTCATTCTCTTAGTATTTTTTAACAAGCTTACCCTTTACCTTGACAAACCCCTCAACCTTGCCTGTTGTTTTGGGAAAGTTCTCTCGATATGTTTTGATATCTTTGACTCGTGATTTATCTCCTTTACCTGCGCTCATATTAGTGTTTTGTAATTGTTGCTTCGATTTTATTTACAGTCCAGCGTGCTTTGAGTCCACGCTTTTTGTTATTCTTAAGCTTACCTTCAAGAGTAAGCTCTCGGAGAAGATAACTAGCACGCGTTGCATCCATACCTAGTTCAGTACAGACATCGGTGACACTGAACTGTCCTTCAAGTTTAAGAATCTCTTCCTTGGCCTTCTCCTTACGATCAGCTTTCTTGCTCTTCTTCTCACCGTCTTCAGCGTTAGCAGTTACCGCGGTAAAGTCATACCCGCGGCTTGTGAACGAGCAAACGTAATCAATTCCAGGACCGAAGCGATTCTTAGAGAAGTAGATCCTACGGAAGTCTGCAGACTCACCCATCTCAACGAACATATTCACGTCGACAGCGTAGGTAAGATGATTGCTACCGCGCATCACCCCACCCTTGGTAAGATGACAGATGATAATAACCGCACACTCCGTTGCCTTGGCGTGCTCAATGAGCTTCTCAATAGCAGTACGCTCGTCGAGGGTACCCTTATCCATAGCCTGAAACGAATCAATAACGATTAGATCCATTCCATCCATAAAGGAGAGAATCTTACTGAACTTCGACTCATTACAGATACCGACATCGTTGATACCAAGTCGACGGCAGCTAAACGCAACCTGATGAATAGACTCCTCGGCGCTAATATATCCGATGTTCTTGCCATTCTTCGACATACCGTCGAGGATCTGAAGAACCATCGTAGATTTTCCTACACCAGCCTTCGAGGATAGAGTGGTGCAAGAACCGGGTAGGATTCCTCCTCCGAACATCTCATCAATCTCAGGAATGTTCGAACGAACGCGACGGAAGTAGATCTCAGGAATCTGAACATCTTTAACAGGTGTAAACGAAGTGGATACGATATGATTAAGTTTCATGTTATTATTATGGTGGAATCTAAAAGGAATTACAAGCTTATAATGCTATAAATTCATTATATTGTTTTTGGAAACTATCTTTAATTTCCTTCTCTGTAGGCTTGTGGTTCCCGCAGAACATATCATCGTACCAATGGAACGTCCATTCCTTCAGCATTGATTCGTTTTTAATACATTTAGCCCAAGGAACTTCCTTAGCTTTTTCGAGCATATTATTAATCTGCTCTTTACTCAAATAATCCATCCAGTTTTTATTTTTCATAGACATCTATTATGATGCTTTCTTATAGGAATTACAAGCTTAAAGTCTCTTAAACTTTGCTTCGGCATCCTTCAGAGTTTGATATGTCCATCCGGAGATTCCCCATTGAGAAGAACCAGGATATGCTTCACCGGGAGGAATCTTCTGCCCTCCAAGCTCGTACCCATTATGCTTAGTAATTTTAACTACTTCGAACGAAACGCTTTCTTGATCTTTCTTCGATTGCTCAAAGATTGCCTTCATTCCTTCGCGTTTAACTTGCTTGTAGTTAAATCCCTTCTTATTGAACTGTTTAGGTATTGTCTTCATGATTCTTTAATAGTATAGATTCCTTGAGGGGAACGCAAGCTTATTTCCCGTTTAATTCGATAGCGCGCTGAATAAAGGCATCTCCTAATGCAATAGTAACGCCTTCGACACCAAGTTCTTGACGAACTTCGGATGGTGTTTTCCCTGCCTTCAATAAAGTAAGAGCATCCCGGCAAATATAATGCTTAAGGAACTCTTCCTTTGATCCTGCTACTTTGGCTTTCTCCTCTAAATACTGACTATTCGTAGGTCGTGTTCTCCCCGTAATAATACAGGTAAGTACGGAAGGATCTTTAGCTAGAGCCTTTTTAAATCGTTTATTAATTTCTGAAATATCCATCATGTTCTAATAGTATAAAATTGTTTAAGGGACTGCAAGATTAAAGTAGAAAAAAAGAGACCGACTCCTAAATTATAGCAGTCGGTCTCCTCATTGTTTTCAGTTCAAATTAAGCAACGTTAAGGTCGTTGGTCTTAATTGCACGTGTGATATCGCGAGCGTCAACGCGCTGGATACTACGCTGGAACTGGTTGGTGCGGTTAAGCACCTTTGCCTTCTTGACGGTAAAGCTACCATCGCGATTGCGCTCCATCGTGACAAAGAACGTCTTCGGACGAAGATTCTTATTTGTATAATCGATCATTTTTATTTCACCTCCTTTTTGTTTTCTCAATATTGGATACTAGTTTTTAGTAATCCACTATTAAATTTTAAAATTTTCTGGAAGAGTAATCTCTTCAGGTTGTGGTAGCATAAAGCTATTAGTCTTTGCTTTACGGCTCGTAGCTTTACGCTTATATCCAATCAGGTAATGTTTACCGTCTTGTGTGCTTTTAATAACTGGAATTAAGCGACCTTGCTTAATTAATTTTTGGATGTTATCTGGCGATGTCTTTCCCATATGATTTCTCAATACTATATCGTTCTAAAAATAATGCAAGAAGTACTTTAAAATACATCTCCATTTTCTTTAATCTTAACTCCTTCGTACGGAGCAACGACCCTTCGATAGTATTCGAGTTTGCAGCTCTCCAACGCTCCAACGATATCATTCAATGTTTGATAGCAGAACTTATGATTACTTTCGTGCGCATAAACATTACACAAAGTCGTGATGACGTAGTTTAGTTCTCCTGCTGTCAATATAGGAGGCAATGTCTTTAGAGCAGCAGTGAATTTCTTTCTATCTTTCTTTTCGATGTAGGGCATACGTTGAATAGTAGAATAATAATTTTTGAAAAGCAAGCTTGAATTATTTTTTTGCCTATATAATATAACCAACAATGAAACGCGCTAAAGTCAAAAAAACTTCTAAGCCTACTAAGAAAACCGTCAAGCCTTCTAAGGCGGTCCCTACAAAGCAAATAGCATAGAGTAAATCTACTAGTGATATTGAGACAGCAGGAACAGTTAAGAGCAAGGTCATGACATGTATTGTCACAGGATTAGAACGCAGAGTTTCAAAAGCTGGTATTATTAAGGGTAACAAGAAGTTCGGAGGACCGGTACCATTTGCCGAGCATTATGTAAGCAATGAAGCAAAGCGATTACTTCGACAGCGCGTCTCACCAGAAGAGGTACAAAAACAATTAAGACCTGCTAAGCTCAAGCCATTTTCAATCGATAAGCAGGTCCTTGCACGGCTTAAGTTGCTCAAGAAGCCTAAAAATCAAAAACGAATTAGTGTCGAGGAAGCTAAAGATATAGCATATAAGTGGACACCGAAGGAAAAGCGCAGCTATAGCAGTTTAAAGGAGTACATTATAGATAATACAAAGAATGGTTCCTGTATTGCACCGCAATTATATCTAAACTCTGATAGATGCTGTGATAACTGCAAATACAGTCAGGATTGTCTATCGACAGCTAAAACGTTTTCTAAAAAATACAAGCCTTAGTACCCGTCGTATGTTTTCGTGTACTTTACGAACCGTTGATCATCATCGCTTTTTTGTATTATAGGTGTCGGTACAAACTTCTCATATCGCATTGTATATACAATAATAATATCTCCAATTTCCATAAGGAAAGCGAGAAGAAAGCATACTAAAGCTGTTACATCAGCTGCAAGTAAGGCAGTGAAGGAAACTTTAATAATATTATCTGTACCAATAATTCTAACAGGTGTAAATTTAGTATTGAGCGTAGAGGCAATGGAAGATATCAGACTATTTGCATCAATTACAGCGGTGTCTAATTCTCTAAAGTTTGACGTACTGTCTATATTTTTTTTGCAGTTAACAATTTTATCGCCAAGTAGAATCGCTGATTTGTTCAAAGCTTGGCGTTGTTCGGTAGTCTCGAGATCGACAGCTTCAAGCATACGTTTTAATTCTGTTTTTGATTGCTGTAGCTCTATATCTGATTGTGCTTGAAGCCTTCTAACTTGTGACTGTAGTTCCTTTGCTCTAGGGCCTTCTCCTGCTTTACCTCTTACACCTTGTTTTTCATCAATAACTTCCTGGTTTGCGCTTTCTATTTGCTGTTTAATTTCTGTTGACTTTGACGATACAGTCTTTTCGATTTCTATCTTCTTATCTCTACTTTGATTTAAAATATCAAGCTCCTGCGATTGAACAGCTTTTTTACTCTCAGCCTCAAAGTAAGAAAGTGTTTCAGTTATCTGTACTTTGCTTGCCTTAAGACTATCCTGTACACCTGTCTCAGAATATAATCCTGCAAAATCAAAAATTGTAGGAATTATACTTAAAAATAAACATAATATTGCAGCTTTGAGAGGGAAAACTTTTCGACCGAATAGTATAATCTTTACACAGTACGGTAACCCAACAACGGCAAAACTTGCTAAAGCGACAAGAAGCCAGTGCCATGTTATAAGAATAACATTAAGTGCATGAAAGGCAAAACAGTATGCAACGAAGATAATAAACCAATAAACAATATCAATAGCAATTGCAGCTATCTTGCTATTTGTGTTAAATCCAAAGATAGTATGATACTGTAGCATTGTAGTATCATCTGTAACAGCTTCTCGCTGTAATAATTTCTTTAAAAACGTCACACTCTTATTTAATAGAATTTAATAAAGCGCGCACGTCATTTTTGAGTCCCTCTATCAGCATTGGAAAGAGGTCTTCAACAATCACAAGGATTAGTCTCATATTTTGTACCATAATGGCACTAATATATTTATTCCTGTCTGAGATCAATTTACATCAGGGGTTTTACTATAAAGCTTCTATTATTCCATAAACTGTCCCATAAATAATCTTAACCATGTCAGACAACGCCCGGTTTCATAATAAGCTACATAGGAAGAACCATCACTCTGCACCAACGCCTGGTTATCCTGATTCTGCAACTGATCCAATTGCATCAGCAACAGAGCCGTTTAAGGGAGATTTTTATGTGGAGGGCGATGTAAATGTAACAGGTGCGTTAAGAACTACCTTTTTTACTCTATCAAATATTAATATAGCAGTACCTGAACTATCGGCAGTCGTAGGATTTAAACCAACAAATTCGCTTATTGTACAGCTATCAGGTATAAAGTACGCTATTCCTCTTACATACGTTGGTTCACCCTTCGACCCTGCTACACCAAAAGTAAATTCATTATCTGCCAACACGACATATCTTGGAAATGTATATCTTTACGGGCCGCTTTCAGGAAATGATGCAAGTAGATGGAATAATGCTACTTCGACACTTATTTCAAATAGTGCTTCATGGGCAAATGGATTCATCACTTATACCATTGTAAGTGGAAATAGTAGCCGCTGGGAGAGTACATACAATACTGTTAATGGATTGAGTGCGGCATGGACATCAACAGGCCCTGTTAATTCATTCATAACGACAAACAGTGCAACCATGAACCCGGGATACAATGCGACGGTATTCGCAAAACTCTCTGCACAACCTTTTACTTTTAACGTATTAACTTCCTCTATTCGAGCAAACTCTCCTGCAAATAACGCAAGCGGTACATATTCTGGTGTTTTAGGTGGCTTTTATAATACGTCATCTGGTTATAGTTCAATTGTCGTTGGCGGTGGTAGCAATACTGCATCAGGACGTTATTCAATTATCGGAGGTGGTAGTCAGAATCAAACTGCAGCTTGTATGACAGGTATTTTAGGTGGATCAAATAATTCACTATCCGGATGTAACTCATTTGCTATTGGATCTAATATTGTAGCGAGTGAACCAAATTACACATACGTAAACAATATCTCTTCAAGAGGTGTTGTACAGACATTAAGCGCCAATGCATGCGTGCTTAATGTTAGTCCTGGTGTAATAGGAACAGCGCTGTCAAATGTACGCGCACAATTCTTTTCTGACTTAAATATATTTTCGCAAGTTAACCATCAAAACGTTAACAGCGGTGCTCTTGCTTCAACAGATTTTGTTGTAACTGCTGATAACGGTAATGATGATCAAAATTATCTTGATATAGGTATTAATAGCAGTACCTACAATGATTTAAATTATACGATTCACGGACCAAATGACGGTTATGTTTACTCAGCAAGTAAGAACCTAGTAATGGGTACAGCTTCCGGTGCTGATATTGTTTTACATACAGGTGGTACATTGGCTGCTAATGAACGGGTGAGAATATCGAGTTCCGGTAATGTTGGTATCGGTACATCGAATCCTAAAATTAAATTAACAGTTGTTGGAGATATCTCTGCAACAGGTAGTATTTTCTACAATGCTGATGCAACTAAAGTATATTCCATTGGTCAAGGCGGTGTCACTACCATTATACCGGCTTGCGGTGGGAGTATTTCTCTTGGTACAGGATCAAATGTTGGCGGCGGTGGACTCAATACAGCATCTAGTAACTATAGCAGCATAGGCGGTGGGTATAATAATCTTGTTGTAGGTTGTGTATCAAATATTGCAGGTGGAAAGGCCAATTGTATTGCTGGTGCATGTTCAACTGTCGGCGGCGGTACTGTAAATAGTATTACCTGTAACTATAATGTTATTGCCGGTGGATCTAATAACACCATCTCAAATTGTGATTACAGTGTTATAGGCGGTGGTATTAATAACTTTACAGCTGGTACAAATAATATAATCGGCGGTGGCGCTGCAAATTGCGCTCTTGCAAATAATAGTATTATCGTCGGTGGTGTATTAAATTCATCCATTGCTGTTGATTCCTTTATCGGCGGCGGGTGTAATAACCGTATATGCGGAAGCGCGCCGGGTTCAGTTATTCTTGGATCTAATATTACCGCAACGGCCTCAGCTACAACATATGTTAATAATCTAGAGAGTCAGGGAACAGTTCGAGGTGTTAAGTTTTTTGGAGATGGCTCTAACTTAACAAATATTGTTTCATATGTCAGTGGTAGCCCGGTAATGTATGGATCAAGTACAGGTAGTATAAGACCTGTTACAGGCAATAATGTAAATAGTGGACTTTATGCAACTATTATTGGCGGTACAGATAATATAGTTGATAATGGTGCAGTAAATTCATTTGTAGCTGCAGGTTCAGCTAATTATACAAATGTCTCTAATACATTTATATTAGGTACAAATATTACAGCGCCTTTAGCTGATTATACATACGTTAACAATCTTTCTTCACAAGGTGATGTTTCAGCTGCTACTCTAACGATAGCTGGAGATATTTCAACAAATCAAAAATTTGTTACCACATATGGTAACAGTAATCAGTGGAACGACGGATTTAGTACATTAAGCACTTTAAGTGGTAATTGGTTTAATTCCATAGATCCAGTTTTAGTTGTTACAGCTCTTAGTGGTAACTGGAACGCTGCGTATAGCACTCTAACTGCTACAAGTGGTGCGTGGAATAGTACAGCGAACACTGTATCACAACTAAGTGCGAGTGGCTTAACGGTATTCAATACTGTTAATAGTTTAAGCGGCAATTGGAACACATCTTATGACACTTTAACGTCTCTTAGTGCTAATTGGAATACATCCTACAATACCTTAACAGCTTTAAGTGCTAATTGGAATACATCCTACAATACCTTAACAGCATTGAGCGGTAGATGGGAGTCTGTCTACACAACTGTTAATACAAATTCCGGATCATATGCACTTGGAAGTAATGTACAGTCAAACTACTTCAATCTTACTGGTAGCACGGTTACAGGTAAGTCACAATTTAATAGTGATGTAACTGTTTACGGTATCTTATCGGCTATCGGTGGTACTTATTTTGCAAATACTGTATATTCAACAACAAGCGCGTTAAGCGTTATTAATACCGGTAATACCGGACCTGCTCTTTATGTAGGCAATAACGGTACAGGAGATGTAGCATCATTTTACGATCTTGATCAAAATGTTGAAGTACTACACGTCGGTGGCGTTAATGCAATACATCCAAATGTCGGTGTTTATACAAGTACTCCGAATAAAACACTTACAGTACTTGGTGAAGTAAGTGCATCTAGTATTATTTGGGCTGGCAGCGGGGATAGCACACAATGGAATTCTGCATATACAATTGCTAATACGCTAAGTGGTAAATGGAATGCAACTTCTGATACTGTTAATAGCTTAAGTTCTACTTGGAATACCTCTTACAACACTTTAACAGCTTTAAGCGGTAAATGGAATACCTCGTATAACACCCTAACAGCTTTAAGTGGTAAGTGGGGTGCAACTTCCGATACAGTCAATAGCTTAAGCGCTAACTGGAATACTTCATACAATACCTTAACTGCCTTAAGCGGTAAATGGAATGCAACTTCTGATACTGTTAATAGCTTAAGCGCTAACTGGAATACGTCGTACAATACTCTCACAGCTTTAAGTGCTAATTGGAATACTTCTTTTAACACATTAACATCACTTAGTGCTAAATGGAGTGCTGCATCCGATACCACTAATAGTTTAAGTGGTAATTGGAATACATCCTACAATACCTTAACAGCTTTAAGTGCTAATTGGAATACGTCCTATAACACACTAACAGCATTGAGCGGTAGATGGGAAGGTGTCTGGACATCTTACAATGCAAACTCAGCGCAAGATAATTACGGATATAATAGTTCAACTTTCGCTAAGCTTACAGCTGCAAACTTTGATGCATTAAGTGCAACAAACATGAGCGTTAAAAGTCCAAGTGAAATTAAAAATTCACCGAATATTATCGCTAACGCACTTAGCTTAGACTTAACAACAGGTACGTTCTTTTATGTAAACTTAAGCGCGGCAATTACATCATTTACATTTTCAACACCACCTGTATCACCGAAAGCATTCTCCTTTACATTACAATTTGTAGCAGATGGTACACCGCGCGCCGTGACCTGGCCGGGGTCTGTAAAGTGGCCAGCAGGTGGTGTGTCACCATCATTAACATCTACTCTAAATAAAGTTGATACATTTGTCTTCCTTACACATAACGGTGGAGCTGAATGGTATGGCTTTGTAAGTGGTCAAAATTCTTAATATGAAAAAATATTGCTACATAAAGGATAATAATATAGTTGAAGTGGTAGAGAGCTTACCAATTAACTGGAGAAATATATCTAATTTTTACACACTTGATGATGACGCACTAAAAAACCTTGGATGGCTACCTGTTGTACTTGATACTGATGTAAAAGACGTTATTCTTAATGTCTCTTATGAGATTGTTGATGATGTTGTCAAAGAGACGGTCGTATCAAGAGATAAAACAGAAGAAGAGTTACAAGGTGAAGCGCTTGCAGAGAAAGTAGAAGCTTGGCTTGAGGTAAGAAATGCTAGAAATAATCTTCTCGCGCAATCTGATATATCAATTGTCTCAGACAAATGGGAATTAATGGATGTTGCCACAAAGAGTGCATGGACTACATATAGACAGGCCTTAAGGGATATTCCTGACGTATTCAATACACCGACGGATGTCGTATGGCCTACAAAGCCTGTGTAAGATGAGTATTACTGCTACAAAATTAATGACGGTGTCTCCGACTATCAATACAAACCTCGGTGTATTATACATGTGGGGAAACAATAGCTTTGGTCAACTCGGACTCGGTACAACAGGTACCAATAGATCAGTACCTGTTGTTGTAAATGCTACAGATCAATGGAAGACAATGTCGTGTGGTAATTCTTTTACTGCAGCAATTAGAGCTGATGGTAGATTATTTACATGGGGAACAGGTTTATCAGGGCAACTCGGGCTTAATAATAGTGGTATGTCTGCTTACGTGTCGTCACCAACTCAAGTAGGGAGTGATACTGACTGGAATCAAGTAAGTTGTAGTTCTTCACATACAATGGCAGTAAAAACCGACGGCAGACTGTTTGCTTGGGGAGCAAATCGATTTCAAGATACCCTTGGTGTTTGGTCACCTAGCGGTCAACTTGGAACTGTAACAGATTCTCTAGATAGATCATCTCCAACGCAAGTTGGATTAGGTTATTCCTGGGTCATGGTAACAGCTGGTAATACACACACTGCTGCCATAAGAGCCGATAATAACCGAATATATACTTGGGGAATTAACCGTAACGGAAGATTAGGACTTAATGTCGGAACCGGAGCAGTTCTGGCTACATCATCTCCGGTACAAATAAATAGTAATGATCCTTTTAAATTTGTTGTAGCGACATCTGCTACAGCTGCTCTACGTGCTACTGACGGTTATCTTTTTATGTGGGGTGTCAATAACAATGGACAGGTAGGCAACAATGCTGCTCTTGATGTATCAAATCCAACATTAATAATGGCAGACAACCTCAAATCTGTATTTACAGGTAATAGTCATACAATGGCTATTAAATCCGATGGTACCCTCTGGACATGGGGTGATAATACAGACGGTGAACTTGGATCCGGAACACCAGGTGCAGGAAATGCACGCTCATCCCCTGTTCAAGTTACTGCTGATACAGATTGGAAGATACTCGGTGGCGGAAATTCTCACTCCATGGCCGTAAAGAGTAATGGTACATTTTACACATGGGGCGCGCCTGGTTCAGGTAGATTGGGTCTAAACGATTCACTTCCAAGATCCACACCGACGCTCGTGGGGGCATATAACTTTGCGGTGTTAGGATCTGGCGGAGCAAACTTCTCTGGTGGTATCTTACCATAGCCTGATTGATTTATATCGCGGAGTGCATATAATATCAATATGCATCTTATAGATCAACAGCTAAATTTAATGATACGGGGCAAATTTAGTGAGGCTCGTAAAATTTCACAAAAGTTAGATCAATTAGAGCCCAACAATTACCGTCACCTTTATAATAAAAGCTGGTTTCTCATCAATGAAGGTAAGCTCATTGAAGGATTTCAAAGTTTAGATGCAGGTAGATTTTTAAATGTTTATGGAAATGGACATATACCGACTGATAAATCAATATGGGAGTGTAGTAACGATTTAACTGGCAAGACAGTGCTTCTTAATTTAGAAGGCGGATTTGGCGATCAAATTATTCATTCAAGATTTGCAAAAGATATTGAAAATAGAGGCGGTAAATGTATAGTTTGCTGTAATCTAGAATTACATCGCATTTTATCACGTGTTGATGGCATTAGTAAATGTATTGTGGCTGAAGAAATACCAGCAACGGAACATGACTACTGGATACCTTCTTTTAGTTGTGCTTGGTTGTTCGATTACACATTCGACACACTGCCTAACAAACCTTACGTTACTTCATCTGCACAAAGCGTTGATGTTTGGCAGCCTTTTTTTGATATGACATCTAAGCCAAAAGTTGGTATACGGTGGAGTGGTAATACTAAATTTGAACATCAACAATTTAGAATTTTTCCACCTGAGAGGCTTATTACTTTAAGCAAGTATAAAGATATACAGTTTTATAGCTTACAAAGAGATACAGATATCAGAGAATTGCCAGAGGAGATTACAGATATGCAACATTTACTCATATCTTGGGAAGATACGGCAGCAGTTATTGAGCATCTCGATCTCATAATTACATCCTGCACAAGTATAGC